GTTTTTCATATAGTCAGGGTGCAGGTAAATTATATAGCGTATGCCCAGCTGATTTTTTAGTAAAGCGGCTTTTATTTTAGGTATCGATACCAAAATATCAAACCATCCGCTTTCGAATATACTCCACCAATACGGTGTTGAATAGTAAGTACGCCCAGGAGTAGGAAAGCGCACTGGCATAATATAGCGGTATTCCCCTTTTTTGTCTTTTTTCTTATATTCATCCAAAGAAGATTTAGGGTTAAAGCGGTCTAAAACTTTTGTTTCTGTAATGTCTTTATCTTCTGGACTGTCATTCCATTTTGCACAATAGTAATGGCGCATTATTCGGTTTTCGTTATCCGCAATACTGCCCCATCGGCTAAAGCTTGCCTCCTTATGTCTGAGTTGAACAACCTTACTTCCGGCATCATTTAGAATTATCTCCGGGAATACATTAAAAAACGTTGCCATGTCGGTAACCTGCTCCAAAAAGAACCCATCAAGATCGTTGTTGTCAAAGAAATCAAGAATATCCTTATCTTTTCTTTCTGACATATCAAGCTCCTTATATACCGTTTCTCCATCAACAACCATTTTGTGCATTGGCTTTAAACCCTGACCATAAGCCACACATACATTAAAGAACAGATTCGCCTGCACGATATCCGCTTGGCCTACCTTCTCAATAATCTTATCAGGCAAATCGTTTTCAGAACCCCAAGGCACAATCTCTTTATATTTACCAACGTCTAAGGTATCCTCAGCAGGCTTTAAAAAATCTTTTTCACCATTAATTACAACAGCTCCGGCGGCTGCCAAATATGCTTTGTCGTGAAATTGAATAATGTTGTTGTTAGACTTCATACAATAAGTTCTTTGTTGTTGATAGCAATAATTTGTGAGCGACGAATTTTAACGGGGTGGTTATATCCTGGATACTTAATATTCATGGTTAAGCCAGAGCTATAGAATGAAGTAACAACAGCATCCTTAACATTTATTAGCTCACCATTCTTTTTAATAAAACTTATTTCAAACGGCTTACCATTGTCGAGCTTGTGTAAATCTTTGGCATGAAAAAACTCCATCGCTTTTTTTTAAGCAATAGTAATAAGGCGTTGCCAGCAACAAAAGGACAAATAATGCCAGCGCACGAGATCTCACCCGCGAAGCACCTCCACTTTCAAAGGCTTGCCATATATCACGCAAAAATTATGGAAATTTCCAAAAACTAGACAGGGCGGGGCGGGGTCTTGTGACAGAAAGGGGAAATTATTCCCTTTTTTAACCCTTTATTTTGCTCATTTGTAGGCTGTTGATTTTTTATAAGTGGGAAGGCTTAGCGAATTATTAAGAAAAACACTAAAAAAATATTGATTTTTAGTCAATTATTTACCGCTAAAATTTTGCTAAGTGCCACAATATTAGTATATTGCATATGATTTGAGAGTGTTGCAGCACATCAAATTTTTAGTATAAATCTTAAATAAATATGTTATGACTACAGGAAAAAATTCTGGCAGCACTACCAAAGGTGCACCCAAAGCACAAAAAAATGCAATTGATTTAAAAGTTGATGATTTAACCGAAAAGATTAATTATTTCAAGGTTAAAAACGAGCTATTAAAAAAGAAGCGGAGGTTTGATAATACGCAAAAGGATTTAATTGCAGCCCTCGAAAAAATTGACAATTCAAACGATTTTGATTTTACAAATGAAGATGAGATAAAATTTAAAATTATCCAGGATTATAACACAGAGATTTGTTCTATCTCAAATCCTTTTGTTATAGGTGAGATTTTAAACGCTGTTTTATCTAAAATAGATGAAAAGCTAATTAGTATTGATTCTGAAATACTAGCTTAAAAATAAACCCCGTCAGGGTTGCAGCCCTATGTGACGGGGTTACTTAAATAAATAAGTTAGCGTAAAGTTACAAAAATGTTTGTTATTAAAACTTACCAAACAGATAAACCAATGAAAGCAGATTTTTATATACAAAGTAAAGGGTTGCACGCCGGGCGACCACTTAAAGAACCTATTGCAAATTGTTTTGCTGTAACTAGTGAAAATAAAACGCTTTTTGAATTGGTTTACGCCTTATACATTGCTAAAGAATTTGAATATTTTATAATTGGCTCAGTTATTCCTTTTATAAGGATTGGCGATGTTGAAAGCCTGATAAAGGATAATGCACCCAAAGCAAATATTAAAATTTTGCTTGCTCTCGAAAAACTTGACGAACTTGTTTTGAATGCTCAACAAAAATTAAACCTTACTATTAATATGCGAAAGGCTTATGCATTAGAAGCATTTAAAACAGTTAATTAACTAAATGGCTTAGATTTTCGTTTTCTCGTTTCCTTTGAAAATGCGCCTTAATTTGAAAGCGAAACAGGGTTTTGAACTATTCCGCATTAGTTCCGCAAGGTTCCCTCATGGGAGCTTTGGCGCGCTCAATAAGGAGTTATCCTGGATCCCGATGGCTCGTGATTATTCCTACCGTCATTCTCTTACTTTCATAAGAGCCAGTATAACAGAAGTTATTTAATTTCACCTCAAAATAATACCATCACGCAAATACACTGCGCCATTATTTTATACGGCAAAATGGAGCCAACGCGCAGCTATTAATTAAAGGGCTACTAAAAGCAAAATTTATTCCCACAAGCAAAGGTCGCTATTCAGGCTATACTTCTCAATGAACTTCGAAAAAATCTCCACACTTGCAGGTAGTATTTTTCCAAAAACCCTTGCTACGTATTTCCTTGAATGGCAGTATGGGCCATGAGAAATAAATGTTTAACTTAAAAATATATGTGTTATGAAAACTAAAAAATGTATCAATCCGGAGTGTAACTGTAACGATCAAAAACAAGAACATAACTTTTGTTATGCGTGTGGTAATGAATTAGTTGTTGATATTATTAACATTGAAGATTTTCAGGACTATCCTGATGATTTTCAGAATTATGAAAAATTTTAAGAGCAACTTAGGTTGCTTTTTTTGCTCTTAGTGCCAATACCTAATCACTACGTCATCCAAACTCTACCGCCGCCAAAGGATTGTGATTTTTGCGGAAATTTGTTCATGCCTATGAATAAAGTGTCAAAGGCATCGGTGCCATCGGTACGGTGTTCAAGTTTGTCCTCTTCGGTTTCGGCTAGTTTTTCACCAGCTTTATCTTTTTCCCATCCGTTACGGCCAATTCGGGTACCGGCCAATTCTAAACCTAATATTAAAGCTTCGTTGTGGGGTTCGTTTATTTGTGGATACAGGTAATTGTTTTGGCCCATTAATGCCTGGTTAATCATTAGGTGTTTTTCTTTATGGCGTGGAGCCTGACCAATGTGTACAGCGTTTACATTCCATTTGTTTTTTTTGAATTGGTTGCATATAACATTCATAAAGTCGTCGTCGCTTACGGCATAGTTAGAACCTAATGCGGTTTGATCAAAATAAAAAACCACCTCGCGGCTGTGATGGTGACGGTAGTACTCGCAAAAATCATCGACAAGCTCCCGTAATTTACGTTCGTATTTAACGTAAAATGATTTTAACACCTGCATTTTGCGGCCATTTTGCTGACCAGCTACCAACCAGTTTATGTTGGCATTATAATCGAAAGCCACACAAATGGGCTTATCTTTTTGTAAATCGCCATCTTGTAGGCAGCTTTCTTTTTGCGCTTGGTCCAGGTTATATGATAAGTCGAGCAGATAGCTATTGTCGAATGCTTTGTAATAATGTAGGGCTGGGTTTAAGCCTTCATAAAAGTTGCCTGAACCTTTGCCAGGCTTCCGGCTTAATATGGATGTTTGAAAAATTAGTGGTGGCAGATCTCTTTTTTGTTGGGCAATGTATCGGGTTCCTAATAGTTCTACATTTTCAATGCTCGATGCCTCTATATAATGCACGGCCATGGATCTCCAATGCGCTAATTCTTTTTCGTACTCCGATATTTTTCGCTTTACATAGCTTGTTTGCTTATTGCACTTAAGCATGAATATTTTGTTTACCAATCCCTCGATGTAGTCAATGATATCGGTATCCATTTTATCTTCGTAGTTCAGGAACCACGAACCGCGCTTGCCAACAGGCATGTCGGAAGTAAACAGCATGGAGTTTAACCAAGGGCAATTTTCCCAAGGACCTTGGTAGCCACCATTGGCCGGAAAGGTTTCATCTTTCAGTTTATCAAAATTCAACAGCTTGGCTTCATCGCCCATTATTCCTTGAAGGGTTAATGAGTTTGATGATCCGGGAATATCCTGGCTAATTAAATATTGAATAGATCCGTTATACCAACTTATTACACGATCGTAGCTCATTGGCTCGATGTGAGGTTTGGCAAAGTTTAAATATTTTGGAGGCCTTATGCCAACTACATAATGAACATTGCGCCTCATTTTAAGCGCCTCAAGGCCTTTAAATGTTGCAGGTAATGTTCGTGTAAGCAATTGTTGAAACGAAGCTCCTACTATGCCAATGGATGCCGTAGGCATTTTTTGAACGTTGCGCAATAACCAGGGTGCATTTACACCATGCGATTTGCCGAAGCGACGGCCAGCAACCAAAATAGTTATGGACGCCGCAATGGTCATGATATACCGTTGCAGCTGATTGAAATAAACTTTATGCTTCGTTGCCATCGGTTTTCATATCTTCATATTCAACATCTTCAACCGCATCGGCATATTTTTTATAAAGCTTGGCTTTTACCGCATCGAGGTTTTTCATTTTCTTGGCTCCAATATCGCGAGGATCTGAAGTGGGTTCTATTTCAAAATCAACCATTTCGCTCCAATCAACGGGTTCTGGAGCATCTTGATTTAATTGGTTGTACTTACCAAGTTTATCAATAGC